GCAATCAGTCCAACTGCTAATAGGACTAACTATGGTATTCCTCGATATAGTAATAGTACGATTATTCTGAATATTATGGACCTCATTAGTCAAATCAAGCGGTATCAACTCCGTACCTGACTGACCAGCACATCTAACCCAACCCATATTAACTTATCCTCACTTTCACAAGCATATCACTTGCTTGTTCATTAAATGTAAGTGTAACACTACCAGTTGCTAATGTTACTGCCGTAGGATTTACTCCGTAAAAACTATCCTCAACATAGACATCTATTGTCGAATTAGTAGTAATAGTGGCATTAGAGAATACAAGGCTTGTTTGTCCTGCCGTTAAGGTTCCGGTAATTTCAGTCCATGGGAATACCTGAGCAGGAATACCGTCTGTAATAAAGTATTCCATTGTAGGATCTACTGTACCAGCCTGAACTAAGGCATTATATTGAGCCTGAGTTACTGCGGTCTGCTTTGCAGATCCACCGCCGCCACCAGCACCGTTCACCCACTTGGAGTTGGTACTATCATAAATAAGTGTATCGCCCTCGGACGGTGTTGTAATATCTACATCTGTTAAGTCATCAAGATCAGTAGCCCCTGCTGGAACTGAGGCATTAACCCAGTCTGAACCGTCATACTTTAAGACTTGATCCGCAGTAGCCGAAGTAATGGTTACATTAGTTAAGTCATCAAGGGACGGGGTTGTAGGTGTGGTTTCATTTGCGTTCTTCCATACCTGATTAGCCGAATCGTACTTTAAGATCTGGTCATTAGCCAAAGATGAAATTGATACATTAGTCAGATTATCGAGAGTAGGAACGGCTTCATTATCATTAACCCAATCGCCATTACTATATTTAAGTACCTGACCGTTAGATGCCGAAGATATTGTTACATCAGATAAACCACCTAAGGCTGGTGCCGCTGGTGTAGGAATATCGTCATTAACCCACTGGGACGAATTAGTGTCGTATGTGAGAACCTGACCGTTAGTAGGTGTGCCAGAGATAGTTACATCTGTCAGTCCTGATAAAGATGATGCTCCACCACCACCGTTGCCATTTACCCATACAGAGTTAGCACTATCATAAATAAGTGTTTGTCCGTTTTGGGGTGCGTTTAAGTCAACATCTGAGAGATCCGTTAAAGCAGAGGCTCCCCCACCGCCACCACCGGACACAGAGATAGTACCGTCAGCGGCAACACTAATTCCAGATCCTACGATTACACCACCTAAGGTAGAAGATGTAGCCGCTGGAAGTGTGTAGTTATTAGCATTGTTATCAATACCGTCTAACTTTGTTTTATCTGTGGCTGACATAAGACCAGCATCAGACTGTGTAGCATCTGTATAAGTAGTATCGGTTGCGGAAATAGTACCGTCAGCCGCTATTGAAACATTAGTACCCTGCTTAACACCGCCAAGAACTTGTGCCGTAGCCTCAGGGAGAACATAGTTATTAGCACCCGTAGCGATACCATCAAGTTTAGTCTTATCACTTGCCGACATTAAGCCAGCATCAGACTGAGTGGCTACGGAATATGTGGTATCAGTAGCCGAAATTACATTCTGATCTGAAATCTGAACATTAGTGCCTGCCGTATATGTAGGACCAGTCTGGGCTGAGATTACACCGTTGGCATCAATAGTAACATTAGAACCTTGTTTGACACCACCAAGAACTTGATCCGTGGCAACGGGTAAAGAATAGTTGTTTGCATTATCGGCAATACCATTTAACTTGACCTTATCCTCAGCCAGCATAAGACCATTAGTAGATGTAGTTACATCAGGATAAGATGCTGAAATAACATTACTTGAACTAATACTGATGTTATCGCCAGCAGTATAGGCGATACCAACATCTTCCAACAACTTTTCAGGTGTAACCTTATAAGACCGATAATCATCAACATTTGCCGTAGATTTACGGGAAACTACTAAAACATCAGTTTCCTTATCTACGGTATCAACCTGAGGTAACTCCGAAATTCGTAAAGTTTCAAGTTCAAAATCGTTATCAGCCATATATCTAAATCTCCTTAGTCAGTAGTAATAGGCTTGCTATCATCACCCTCAGTACCCATAACCTTATCACCCTGATCTGTACCAAGAGCAATAGGTGTGGCATAGGACGGAAGTATTCTTTCACCCATAGTAGTCATAATGCCGTTGACCTTCGGTTTAGGGTTATCCGGGGTAGAGTGCCTATTGTGATCCAGAGTATCAACGGGGAGATAACCGACATTATCAACAATATCCTGACCGATAGGTTCACCGGACGGGTGTTCATCAGTAGGCGAAGATCTGTAACTCTGCAAATCAATAGTACGGTTATACATGAGGTTGTATCTCGGATCTTTAACATCAGTAGCCGAAAGTGTATCAACTTCCAACTTAGGAATACTGAATATAGGCTCGCTGAATAACGACTTAACGATATGCTCATTGTTAGCCATTTGCAGAGAACTCAATGCCCTATACCCAGCATTTTGAGTGGGCTTGGTTTCAGCCGTAGATGATCGTTTCCAAGCCAAAGCCCTTGTATCTTCAATATCATTTTTCTGCGAAACTTCATCTCGCATGTGTTGTAATCTTGCATAATCATTACGGCTATAATGACCAACCCTTGTAGCACCGATAGCACCAAGACTGTCATTAGCATTAGCCAAACGAGCATCAACGGAAATCTTAGTTGTAGAATCTACCCTGACACCGGCATATTGAAAACAATACATGCCAAGAGGTCTGACATACTCAATGCAACTGTCTATGGGTGTCTTATCTGTAAAATAAACTACATCTATATAACCCTCGGCTACATTAGGTTCTACATAAACAGAGTTGACCGGAATAGAAGTATCTTCAAGGCGGTCATAGTTTATATCATGTTCTTCACCGTAGGCATCAATATCCTTTTGTTTAAGGTTGACCTCAGCCGCTAATGTTACACCGGTCTTGCTACCTTTATACTTAATCATAGACATAAAGAACAACATAGCAAAACGATTAAAGGCAGTACAAAGTCTGTCATCATACTTATAGCCCATAGTATCGCCAAGACACCAGAGCAAGTCTTTCGGACACCTAAGCGGATCATAGAGGTCCATCATATTGACGGTATCATACTGGATCTTTGTTAAGGCATAATCAAACCATTTCAGAAAAAATCTGAAATCAGCACTCTCTTTGTATATCTCTGGAACGGGTATATCTTTGATGTTCATTTACAGTACATTACCCCTCAATGGTTAAAATGCAAGTACCACCACCGTCATAAAGAATATCGAGGATCTTATGACCAAAATATTCTCTATCAGGCAAATTCCACATCTCACCTTCCCATATTAAAGTACCGTCTGGCTTTTCAAGAACTATGTAATCGGTATCAGGTTGCATATTATCCCACCAACTACCTATTGTGTCATACGATTTAATATATCTTTTCATAGTCCAGCCCTCTAATAAGTATAATTAGTCATAAATATAAAAGGTTTGGAAAATTCCAAACCTCTACATGCGTCATCTTTACCTATTCTATTACAACGGTTGTATAACTGACGGGTTATATACTGCGTATTCATCAAACCTACCATGATGATACCATATATCACGAACAACTGTGGCATCATATCCAAGTTTCTTACCGGCTATGGCTAAACCGTCTGTTGATGTTATCCCATAACCCTCGTCAATTTCCCAGTCGCACTCATCATATATATTGAATTTATCTAAATCGGATATAAGACAGTAGATTTTATCGTACCCGTCATTATCAAATACCTTAAAATCTTTTTCGGGATCCCATACTCTCGCATTTGGGAAAAGTAAATACTGCTTATAATCTTCATCAAAAGTCATTTTAGGGTGATTATCAAAATAATCGGGATCAGTAGTAAAAAATACACCCCTATCACTATTTGCTATAATGTTAGGATCTGTACTACCAACACGATATAATACGATACCGCCTTGTGGTATATCTCCATTGGATCTTATATATCGTTTCATGATCTGAAATCCCCTTTATGCCTTAGTCTGCATGAACTTTCTTCTATAACTCTCCCAGACATAAGCCATGGAATCGTTATACTCGGAACTATATTTACGGAACGGGTTATCTCCGGTTTCAAAAGACTTAACCACCTGATTAACCATATACTCTTTATTCTTACTGCCTAAATAATCGGGGCAATACTTTCTAAGATATTCCTCGATTATTTGTTGTTTTTTATCCGGCAATAATGCAGATGACTTGATGTACCTTTTCATACCGGTCCTCACCAAGTTATAGTCATTATCAGTCTGTTGCGTAAATATCTTTTATCGCCAGCACCCTCTCGCCTCATGGCTCTTGCGTTAAATCTGCCTTTTGTCAGATACTCGTAATCTCCCGTAGTAAAAGAAACATCAAAGCCATTATCTACTAACCATTTGCCTAACATACCCTCTTGCATAAGGTCATCTTCGATAGCACCCGGATATAACGGAACTACAATTCGGTGATTATCTATGTCAAAATTAGTATGCTTAAAGCAACTAAGCATATCCTTAGTCTGCATAAGCAGTTCCGGTGAAATGTTATTAGTAGATTTGATATATCTTTTCATAAGTTACCTCTTTATTAGACTTTGAGCATATAATGTGGCATCCACAAGTTCCAGTAACATATCGGACTCATTGATAAGACCGCTTTTTATTATCCCCGGAAAATCTTTACAGAACTCGTTGTATGTATCTTCGATCTGTTCACCGGACTTCATAGATAAATATAATGTGTTAAATAAGGCTTTACGATATGCGTTGTAATCAGGAATATCGTTTGCAACACGCATAGGTACATAAATTCTTCGCCTTAATATTTGCTTATAGAAATCTTCGTATTCGGAATAATCATAAAGTTCATACTCGTCAAAATCGCCATATCCAACATCATCAAGATCATCAGTAAAGATTTCTTCGGGTTCATCCTCATAATCTCTGGTTGTCGTAGTAGTAGAAGGACCATAGATAAAATCATCTATGGGATCACCCTCGTCATACCAGTAGGCTCTGATATATCTTCTTAATGCAGAAGTTGATTTAATATATATCTTCATAATTACCAACCTCTATAACTACCGTCATCATTTGCCGGATCTTCGGTTTCTAAGTAAAACTTATGATGCCTATCCATGGAATACTGACGGAATACGGGTTGACCTTTTTCGTTATATTCAACATCTTTGTCAACCCTCTCGTACCTCGATATATGTCTGCCGCCAGCACCCACCCAGTAGCCGTTCATACGCATCACGCACTTTTCGCCAGTTTCAGCGATAGTGCCTGACACGGTTCCGAGTTCTCTGCTTGCGTTAATATATCGTTTCATTAAGATTATCCTCAAATATCCGGTTGATCGTCAATTACATATTGTTCTTTGCACTCAGGGTATTGTAACTCTAACCAACCTCTTGATGTGCCATACGGGGTTACATGTCCGTGTTCTCCAACATACTCCCAAGTATAGCCAGCCTTCTCAACTTCTGAACCCCATTGAGGTACATCATCATAACCATTACCGCTGATAAATGCTTGGCAAGATGTGTCCTCTAACTTCTTCAAAAAGTCCTTAGGGGCATCTGTTCTGAATACACAAAGAGTGCCACCCATACCCGTACCGTCAGATAAAGCAACTAACCGAGTATTACTTGTAGTAGATCTGATATATCTTTTCATACCTTATACCTCAGCATAAATAACCAGAGTATTATCCCCAATATCAATATCAACCGATTTCATGAATAAGTTACGATAGTCATCTTCATGACTATATACATCAAAATATTCATCTTTATAACCTATGAAATCAGTTTCCGGTATATCCACGATAATATGAATAGGTAGATCGTGCGGTACACAGTACATCAAAAATTCGTTAAGTAACATATCAGCATCTCCTTATGATTTAATTAAGCACTCAGGAGCAATTCTGATACAAGTGCTTGCATTACTTGGCTCGTTGTATCTCGCAAACGAGATGTAATTGAAGAAACTCGGATCACAATTATTCCACTTGATAACGGGGTTGGACGGTGAACCGGCATCAAAATAAACAATGCGTTCATCACACCCTTGTATAGTATTAACGATTTCCATAACCGTAGGTTTCTGGTTGAAATCTCTATTAGCCGGTGCAAAGTATAAAGCAAGTGCCTCCTTAGCCTTAGCAATAATCATATCGCCAACATCACGGCTAACGGGCTTGTTAGTATAGATCTGACCTACTACATAGAAATCAAATACACGGCAGTCGCCAAATTCAATATCCACCGACATAGCCTGCAACGGCTTATAGTCATTGATGACATTATCAATAAACATCTGCGGCGGTCTGTACTTGATAAAAGTAGTCTGCTTGGAAACCTGAGCAGGCAGTAATGTACTATTGCCCCAAACATCATCTTTGAAATCGTTATGGATAGCAAAGCACATAGCCGTATATCTCTTAAAGTTATAATCGAATACATTTTTATTCGGATTATCGGGATCAAAGCCCAAACCTAATACATTAGTCCAGTCATAAGCGGAAGATGATGAACCTGACGGGAAATCATTGTTGGTTATATACATCTTGCGTTTCTGGCTATCTGTAAGGTTTTCATCATTATAAATAGCCATATTGATTTCAAGGGCTTTCTGACAGTCAATTACAACACCGCAGTCAACACCAGCCTCTCGTTTGAGGAACCTCGTATAGTCCGGGAGAGTAACAAGACTATCCCAAGTATTGATATAATTTCTACTATTGTGATAAGCCTCTTTCGCAGTTTCCGGTGATTTACCCGTTACTGTATATGTATGAGGGAACTCAACTGTATTAGATAAGTTAGTGATCTGGATCTCACCAGCCTGATAACTAACATCATTTTCCTGAGCCTTAGCAAATAATAAGTCGCCAAGAACATCTGCACCGACACAACCGATAACACCGGAGCAGTCGATCCAGAAGATCGTGAGATAATATCCCTCGTAATTAGATAACTGATTAAGGTAGTTAGAAATAGTTATCTGAGCATTTGAATAGTTATCGTAGGTAACGCAATAACGAGGTTCCGGTGTATCGAACTGAGCCACATTTGCTACTTGGATCCATTGTGTCTTATCGAAAGTCGTAGCAGATAATGAAGTTCTACCCTTTACCCAAATTGCCGTAGTATCTACATGCTGGGACGGGAGTG